GCCAGTTAATTTATTGATCTTCCTAACTCCTTTCTTGCCTAACTCAGCGGCCTCCTTGACTATATCTAGTGCGGCTGATATGACGCCTTGTTTCTTTCCGCTCCGCTTAGGTTTGGCCATGGTGAGAGGACTCTCGCTGGCCAGACACTCTCCATTGCTGGAAACTGCGGGTGTCTTCTTCTTACTCTGTTTTTCAAAGGTCTTCCTGGTCTCTACCAATTTAATTACTTCGTCATTGAACTGTATATGGTACGATATAGCTTCATCTAACTGTAACGAAGATAACTCGCAATGTAATGAAGCCAATAGCAGTCTGGATATTTTATTCTCGCGTTCGGGTGTAAGTTTGGCGCGGTACTCATAGGCTATCAATGCTATGGTGTGAGTACCATCAATGCGCTTCAACAACTCTTCAGACTCTTCTGTCTCTGCGTGTAACCGGTCCAATTTGCTGTCAATTTCATCTTCCGTGGGGATAGGGTGTGTGACGTCCGCGTAATTGTCGACTAATCCATCTATGGCGGCCAATCTCAACCAACATATGTTGGGTAACAGACCCTCTTCCAGGGCAGCAACGTAATATTCGTAGACTTCACTCGTCAGTCCATAATGTCTCTTATACCACTCATCTGCCACCTCATCCACAGGCAATTCGGATGATCCAAAAACCTCGTATTTGTCTAACTTGATCGCTTGTGAATGGCCCAGGGCATATTTGAGATAGGCTCTATGCAATCGTGAATGACCGCACTGCGGCAACAAACCCAAAGCTGTGCCTTTATTATACGACAAAATTCTGGCGCAACGCTCCTTGCCCACGGTCTTTCCAAGCAAGCTGCGGTCGACGAACATACTCTTGGTGATCTTAGGCAAACTTGGGGTGAGCCTTGTGCCAACGCTTGTGGCAACAAAATGCTGACTACAATAGGTGACCGAACTATATGTTGTCATTTTAATTTTGGGTTGCAAACCTAGAGCTTTGATCGCATTCTCATGAATTGTGAGATCATAGATCTCATCGGGACACATTTTGAAGACAAACACGTTGTCGTCGCCTAGCACCATGGCCCTAATGGCGCTATTGGGCCACAACTTCTTGAACGTGCCGACAACTCCCACGACGTTACCAACGCTATTCAGACTGGAAGTTCCAATGTGTCCTGAGTTCATATCATCCTCCTTTTGCCAGAGCACTGATTTCGTGCAGCAAAGACAATATCTCGTACTTTCTGCAAGAATTTTTAGTTCGTTGTCGGTGGCTCCAAACCGCTCTAACACATGATCGTGACAATATGGGAATATCTCTTTTTCTGATCCATCGTAGGCTGTGAAATCGCTTTCTCCTATTCTGTCATATCCCTCTGCTTTCCTGAGATCTAACCATTTCCCCACGCTTTCACTCGTGGCTCCGGAGGTGTAATAAACGCCCACTTGGGTAGTGGGATCAAAATGATTCATGTTCCAATTCTTTTTGAGATAATTGTTAAACGTGGCAAACAATGGCATAAGGACTCCATTGGAATCATTTGATTGTATCATGCGAGGGGCATAAAGCCTTTTCTCTTTCATAACTATTTCGTCTTTAACGAATGCAGATACTCCCATCGCAACCTCACCAGAGCCGAGAAAGTCTAATATAGTAGTGTAATGTCTCCGTATCTTGGCTGGTGGGAATTCGCACATAGCCTGTGCTAGCGGCATTCTGTACAAATCGTAATTCTTCGGTATCAGAGAGTCTAGTAAATT